CTAAGTCAAACACCGAGGGTGTAGCACTTCAGTACTGGTTGTGGAGCCATGTGGCCAAGCAGGTAGAGGCACTGCGCAAATCTGCGTCGCGTGAGGCCATCAAGGTGGGCGTCATCTTCGATCACACCAAGGACCCACAAGACCCAGGCACAGAGAAACTCATCTACCGCAGTGACAGCGTGTTCGTCACACTCAAGGTTGCCAACCCGTCAACGCGTGTTGACAACGACACACTGATCCGAGAACTGCGCAAGGCTGGTGTCAAGCAGACAGTGCTGGACAACGCCATCATCGCAGCAACCAAGACCAACAACGCCCCGCACTACTTCTCAGCCAACCTCGTAGAGAAGGCCGAGTAGACTACAACCCGGTGTCGTGCCACAACACGACACCGGGTTGCCTACAGGGGAACGTGCATGCATGAGGTGATACACTTGCAAGTCAAACCCAAGATGGAGGCATTCAACCATGAAGGCCATCGCTACATCCTCAAGTTTGAACCCAACGCAACGCCAGACGAGCGTTGGAGTTGGGCGGTCGAATACACCGTCAAGTATCATTACTTTGGCGCAGCAGAAACCAGTGACTTAGCCGCGCGCCGTGCCAAGTCGCAAATCAACAAGCTCCTGAGACGGGAGACACTGAATGAGTGACGCTTCGAACCTCGAAGCAGTCCTTACGGCGTATGATACCCCCACACAACGTGCATCAATCGCCAACATGGCGGTTGCCGATCTAGAGGCGATGCTACACGACATACGTGAGCGTCGCCTTGTTGCTGTTAGGAAGCTAGAGGAACTGGCACAAGTCAAAGCAGACGAGGCCAGACTGGAACTGTTCATGAAGTATGAGCGTGCACTCATCACAGCACGCCGTGCAGTTGCCAAGGCTGACGAGGCCGAGACCAAGTTGGAAACTGCCATTCACAAGGTGCGTCTATTGGTGATGGCGATACACATGGAGGTGGGATAGCATGCCTGCGCCTGTACGTGCACGCGACTTGCGTGCCAACATCAAGGACTACGGCTTCGAACAAGGTGTGGTCGTAACCATCGAGTCGTTCCTTGACGAGTATGCTGAGACACGTCAGCATCTCCGTGACGTTGTTGACCTGCTGGATAGAGTGATCAACGAAGTGCAGAAGCTCACCACGGTTGGCGACGGCATGGCAAAAGCAATCAACCAGATGAGACGGGACGCACAGAATGAGGAGCCAAGGGAATGAGTACGAGGCATCCTTTCGCCTTGCCACACCAGCGGATGCACACTTAGACACCTACGACCACACCAAGCTCGCTGCACTCAACACGTGTCCTACGTGGGGTGTCCTGCGCTACCAGATGCACAAGGTCATGCCCAGTCGTGGCAGGTCACTCGCGTTGGAGTGTGGCAAGGCAATGCATGAGTGCTTCGCATTCATTCGCCTGTGCAACCTCATGGAGGACTTAGAGAAGCAGCACATGGCTGACCAGGGCACCGCTTTGTGGAACTACCACGGCATACGCCTGTTTGGCCAGGAGCGGTTCGAGCACATCTGTGCAAGCATTCAGGAGAGCAGCGACCTGATTGAGATGTGCAAGCGCGGTGCCATCGCAGTGCTAGACACCAGCGGCTTCTACGACGATCCACGTGACAAGCGGCGCACGCTGTCCAACATGGAGGAGTGCATCTTCGCATACATCAACCGGTGGCGTTGGGACCAACCGGTGTGGGTGCGTAACCCGAACGACCCACAGTCAGACGTGGGCATTGAGATCGCATTCGACTTGGTAATTGAGATCACCGGCCAACACATGTTGACGTGCAGACTGACCGGCAAGATCGACGGCATCCACTGGAACAGCCAAGGCAACCTCGTCATACACGACAACAAGACAGCATCGCGACTCAATGATGCGTGGGCCATGAGCCAAGTCATCAACCACCAATACACAGGATACTGCGTGGCTGCGTCGGTATTCACACAACATGTGGTAAACCACACCGAAGTAATTGGCCTTGCAGTCCCACTACCGAAGTCGTATGACTACGGTGGGTTCCTAAGAGAACTGTCAACAAGGGAGGTGCACCACTACGAACGCTGGCTATACTGGCTAGTCCACACGGTGCTCATGTACAACGCCTACACAGGCGATCCGTACGCAGCACCCAAGTACACCCACTCCTGCAACCGCTACTTCCGTCCGTGCGCATTCATACCATTCTGTGATGCGGACAACGAGGAGCAGCGCGTCATCGTGTCAGAGATGGAGGTGGACGAATGGTCACCGCTGCACAAGGAGGTCACGGAAGGCGTCGGCATCGAATAGTCACACAATGGAGGTTGGTAATGGACGAGATTGAGTGGAAGCAACTCTACAACGAGGCAGCAGACACAGTGACACGCATCACTGCACCTGAGACGAAGGAAGCACTGGCACTGATCCTACACCTCGTACACGAAGTCAACGACAGGCTCACCGAATACCTGGACTCCCTAGACAATGAGTGACGGACCACCACGCCTCGGTGGAGTGCCAGTTCTCACACCAGATGCGACACACATGCGTCTCGCAATGCTACTGTGGGGAGACGCCGGGTGTGGCAAGACGACCCTCGCTGCAACCATGCCAGGACACAAGCTGTTCGTGCAGTTCGACCCAGACGGTGCACTGTCACTCGCTGGACGTGACGACGTGAGTGTGCTGGACCTGAGTGCAGAGAACCCAGTCACTGTCATGACGCAGTTCCGCACACCTGATCCATACGGCCTCGGTGACTACCTACGCAAGCATGCTGAGGTGGAGACGGTGGTGTGGGACAGCATGACCACACTCGCATACATGGCACTGCGTGAGGCAGTGACACGCAACCAACGCTCATCACTCGAACAACCAGGCATGCATGGCTACACGTGGCGCAACTCCATGATGTTGCGTATCGCCACAGCAGCCATGCAAGTGACCGGTGCCCTGGACCGCAACGTGTGCTTCACCACACACGAGAACGCACCAGACCGTGACGACGAGGGCCGTGTGCTGTCGATCACACTGGCACTGTCTGAGGGCACCGCTAACCAACTCGGGCTTCGGCTCAACGAGGTGTGGCACGTGCGTGACGATGGCAACAAGCGCATCATCGCTGTGCGTCCGTGCCGCATGCGTAAGCCGATGAAGACACGACTGTTCAACGCCACACAACCCGAGTTCGAGTGGCGCTACGATCCTAACACGAGGAAAGGAGACACAATCAGCGGATGGTTCACGACGTGGAAGGACGGGAAGGGCAACAAGTTACCACTGCCAAAATGACCGGTGGCCACACTGACCACCGGCAAGTTTGTCTGTCACATGCCACCCCAAGAACTTCCAATGGAGTCACGCCTGTATATAGGCAACAGCTTGGAGAGAGCAACCTCAATGTCTCACTCGACATCCATACTTGAGTTCTCACAGGACATCAGCGACGCACAACCACCACCGCCACTGCCAGTCGGTCCCTACCCAGCGGAGATTGTTGGTGTGCAGACGCGCGTATCAGCCACAACAGGCAACGAGTACGTGCAGGTGACGTTCCGTGTGAACTCAGACTCATACCCTGCCGACTTCACTGAGGGTGATCCCGACGGCACAGTGCTGATGTACAATCGTCTCACCACTGAAGACACGCCCACCATGCGTTACCGTTGGCGTAAGTTCCTTGAGAACGTCGGTGGTCCGCGTGGTCGCAAGCTGGACCTGGGTGCACTCGTGGGTCTGCGTGGCACCATCGACATTGCACATCAGGAGTATGAAGGCGAGCAGCGACCAACAATTGCACGCATTCTTGCGCCGTGATATGAATGAACGGTTGCATTCTGTGACTGCCCACTCTACAGTCAACACGTGTTGACTACCAACCAAGGGAGTATTCATGGCTCAACCAGCACTCAACCAAGCACCCGGCATGCCCGCACCTGACGTGTCAAGCAAGCCATCACGCGCACGCAGGCCACGCCGTCCGTCGCCGCCACGTCCTGCCTTCTTCATTGTGCAGGTCCTCGATGAGCAGGGACAGCCGATGGCATTCGACAAGAAGCGCATCAAGGTGGTGTCTGTCGAACGCAGTGCCGAGAAGGTGCTTGAGATCGTAGAGGGCGGTAACCAGCCGCACGTATTCTACCTGCGCGGCATTGTACCGGCAGGACGCGGCGGGTCATCGGTTGCGGCTACACAACCCCAGGCCGCGTAGAGCACTACGCACCCGTGTAGCGCAAGGGAGGCCGCACTCTAACAGGTGCGGCCTTTTCCTTATCCACTGACATCCTGCATTAGGAGAGCCACGGCATGGTAGACGTGATTGAGTGGGACGAAACCCAGACCAAGGCTATCGAAGCATGCTGTGACACGAGCAGACGTGTCGTAGCAGTGACAGGCAAGGCAGGTACAGGCAAGACACTGATGATGCGTGAGGTTGCACAGCGTCTACGTGACGCAGGCTACAGCGTGCAATCCAGTGCACCAACAGGCAAGGCAGCCAAGCGCATACGTGAGGCTACGCAGCTAGAGGCTGTCACCAACCACCGACTGCTTGGCTACGGCATGCCTGACGAGGTGGAGGTGGAGGACGAACTCACAGGCAACAAGAAGACAGTCCAGGTCAGCACCGGACCACGCTACAACCGCAGACGCCCACTGCACTACGACGTGCTGCTCACTGATGAGTACGCGATGGTGAACCAGGAGATACACGACAGCCTACTCGCTGCACTCAAGCCCGGCGCACGCATCTGCATGTTCGGTGACGCCAACCAGTTGAAGCCAATCGAGGAAGACCGTAGACTGGACCAGCTACCGAGTTCGTTCCAACGCATGCTAGAGAAGTTCGATGGAATTACACTCGACACGATCCACCGCCACGACGCTGGCTCGGGTATTGCGCGCAATGGTTCGCAGATACTGCTCGGCAGAATGCCACGTTCGACTGATGACTTCCACATGCGAACTACCGATCAGCCTGTCCGTGCAGTGCAGGAATTTGTCGAGTTGTCCCTTGCGCAAGGACACTCATACGCAGACGTTGATCATCAGATTATCACCTCCATGAACAAGTCATGGATCGGCACGCAACGCCTCAACCTCGTAGTGCAGGCCATGTTCTGGGACCGCACACGACCGTTCATCGAACTGCCACGCCACAGGTGGGTGCAGAAGGATGTCGGTCCCATCCGTGTGCAGGTTGGCAGCAAGGTAGTGTACACCGCCAACAGCTACGACCTCGATGGCACAGGTGAGGCATACGCATTCAACGGTGAACTCGGTGTCGTCCACAACATCAACTTCGAGGACGGCAGTGTAGAGATAGACTTTGGTGACCGAACGGTCGTGGTGCCACCACTGGTCATCATCGTACGTGAGAACGGCACCGTCGTGGAGCAAGACCCAAGGAGGAACATCGACCATGCCTACGTCCTGACAACACACAAGTGCCAAGGCTCAGAGTTCCAGCACGTGTGCTACGTAATGAACAAGTCCACTCTGTGGTCGCAGTCACGCCGCAACTTCTACACAGCCATCACACGTGCCAGACAGCAGTGCACGGTGTTCGCAGACATGCAGAGCATTGCCAAGTCAACCAAGTTCCCAGGCTAACCAATGGAGTGACACATGGCTTTCGTCAAGATCAGCAAGAGTGCAGTAGGACCACGCAACCTATCAGTGGCCGAGTTACGTATGGGTTCGCACCTCCATACCGGACAGGAGACAGGAATACCACGAGGCATCTACATCTCCATGACACCATCGCTGGTCAGACAGGTGGGTTGGGCTGTAGAGGAAGTAGCATCTCAACGAACGAACAAGACCGGAGAGACATACGTTCGTGCCATATGCAGGATCACCATCCATGAAGGTATAGGTGAGGATCGTGGCTTCCTCATGCTCGTGGAAGACAAGAATGGCTACAGCCTCGGCACAACACGAGGCGTGAACACCTCATACAATACCAACATCGCTGCACAAGCACTCAGTCACTACGTGCTGAACGAGGTGCCAGTCTCTCCTGCCCTGGTGCAGTTCACTGTGGATGAGAAAGAGAAGACTATCCTTGTAGAGTGTCCAGACTGGTTACGCTACAACCCTCTTAGTGTCCCCGCCAGTGACACCGCCGACACCGGCACCA